GAAGAAGATAATTATGCCATAACAGAAGAAATCAAAACATACATAGACAAAGCAAAAGAAATGTACAATGAAACAGGTACAGTTCCTGCTGTTCGTGTCTTTGCAAAAGAGTTTGGTATGGATAGGAAGGCAAGTAAATTATACGAAGTCTTTAAATCAGGCCCTATGAAAATAATTGCAAAATACGGTGGTCTTCCAAAACCAACAGGATGTGTATAATGGCTGATGATAAAAACACAATTCACACCCCAAAAACATTTTCTTTAGAAATAGAAAAAGTTGCATTTGATAAAAGATGTACACACCTAGAAGCAATAAGTATTTATTGTGAAAAAATAGGTATCGAACCTGTATCAGTTGCAAAACTACTAACAAAAAATTTAAAAGAAAAAGTAGAAGCAAATGCAAGAGAGCTGAATTACTTACCCAAATTAGCAAAACTACCCATGTAATGCAACCAATAGATGCGTATTTAATGTACTGTGCAATGAAAGCACATTTTGATAAAAGCGATTATGACTTTATAAAATATAATGGTAAATCTAAAGTATCAAGAGATTCATTTTATAAAAGAAACGATAGAATTTTTTTTGTAAAACTAACTCGTAAATATAAGAGTAAAGAAGACATACAAGATTATTTACTTGCTAATTTCTTAATACATCCAAAGGGTTGGGTTGGTAAGTTTGATGATGATAATTATATACAATGGCAAAGGAAGATACAAAGTTTAAGTTACACATTTAAATCAGAGATTGAATCAATACTAGACAAAGATTTAATAGCAGTTTCTAAGAACAAACATCCTAAGTTACTAAAAGAATATCTAGGTAAAAGAGTATCACTTGAGAGTATGGTTATACTTGATAGTATATTACAGTTTTACAAAATATGGAATGTTAAACTTGAAGAAGATTATGTGTGGAAAGATGTACATAAACTTATGAATAACTATAAATCTTTTCTTAAATTTGAAAGTAAACATTTTAAGTTAATATTAAAAGGATTGATGAATGGATAAAAAGGTAAATTTATGAAAGCATTAGTTTATGGAAATGGAGAATCTAGAAATGATTGGGATATAACAAAATCTTACAAGGGTTTTACCACATGGGGGTGTAATGCAATTTATAGAGATTGCAAAGTTGATAACCTAGTTGCCATTGATTATGAAATACAACAAGAGATATACAAATCTGGTTATCCAATTAAAAATGATAGTTGGTTTGCAGACTGGTCTGTATTAGAAGGTTTTGACCCAGGGTTTTTAAAGGTAAATTATAGACCAACAGACATACATGAAACACTTAAAAGAAATAATAATAGTGGTTATGGTTGGTATGATAGAAAAAATTGTGTGGTTCAAGGAAAGGAGAGAGAAACTGCAGAAAAAAACTATCAAGAGATAATAACTAAATTTCCACATTTAAATAAAGAAGATGTAAAAAGTAAATGCTTTAAAAATGTAGGTATTTACATTACATGGTTAGAAGATAAAGATAAAATTCAAAACATAGAGAGGCCTAAAAATTGGTGTGCAGGAACAACTGCAATGCATCTAGCTTGTCAAAATGGTGCTGATGAAGTATACATGTTAGGATTTGACCTAAGTGATTCTGATGAACCTCTTAATAATATTTACAAAGGAACAGATAATTATTTATCATCTGATTCAAAAGGATTTAATACTGATGAATGGGTGAAGCAATTAATTACCGTATTTAAGAATTACGAAGACACACAATTCTATTGGGTTGTTGATGTTGAGAAAAAATCACTAGAGTGCAATAATGTTAAAAGTATTTCATATAAAACCCTTGACAAAGCTTGTAATACCTAGTATAATAGCCAGAATAACTAATATAAATAGTTATGTAGTAAAGATATACAAATTAACATACGATAACATACGAAAGGAGAAAATAAGATGTCTTTAGATAGTCTAAAAAGTAGTGGTTCGCTGAATAAGTTGCTTGATGCAGCTAAAGGTGAAACCAAACCTCAAGAGAAAAAATCATACGTGGATGAAAGATTGTGGAAACCTGAACTAGATAAGTCTGGTAATGGTTATGCAGTACTTCGTTTCTTACCTGCTGTTCAAGGTGAGGACTTGCCATGGGCAAAAGTTTGGAATCATGCATTTCAAGGCCCAACAGGTCAATGGTATATTGAGAACTCTCTCACAACTCTTAATCAGAAAGACCCTGTTTCAGAACATAACACTCAATTATGGAATACAGGTTTAGAATCTGACAAAGAAATTGCCCGAAAACAGAAAAGAAAATTACAATATTTCTCAAACATCTATGTAGTAAGTGATGCGAAACACCCAGAGAACGAAGGTAAAGTATTCTTGTTCCGTTATGGGAAAAAAATCTTTGATAAGATTACAGCAGCAATGTCGCCTGAGTTTGAAGATGAAAAGGCAATCAACCCATTTGATTTTTGGGAAGGTGCTAATTTCAAATTAAAAATCAGAAAAGTAGATGGTTATTGGAACTATGATAAATCAGAGTTTGAAGATACATCAGTTTTCTTTGAAGATGATGAAGCAGTAGATAAAGTCTGGAAATCACAACACTCTCTTGCAGAGTATAGTGCTCCAACAAACTTTAAGTCTTATGATGAGTTAAAAACTAGGTTAGATGCAGTTCTTTCTGGAACTGTAAAGGTTGGTAATGTCGCTGATACAATGGATGATGCACCTATCGCATCACCTAAAATTGATGCACCAAAACCCTCAACTACAAGAGTGGAAACACCTGTGGTTGAAGAAGATGACACATTAGCATACTTTGAAAAACTAGCTGAGTAGTACATTGAGTGTCTCTATTCCCTATAGAGGCACTTTTTTTATATCTTCCACACAATCCTTATAAATAACGCATGGCACAAAGTAAATATATCGAAAGTGTATTAAAGGCAGCAGGTGGTAAACCTAAGTCAACCCAATGGTTTCGTGATAAAATCAAGGAATTTGGTACGCCAACATCTTCTAATTTGATTCGTGATGGAAAAAGAACATCAGTACCTACCTTTGGTCTACTAAATATGTTTGTATATGACCCTAAAGGAAAGAAAGAGTTACCTTATTACGATACTTTTCCTTTAGTGTTACCCATTGAAAAATATAACAATGGATTTTTAGGAATTAATTTACATTATTTGTCTATACCCATAAGATTAAGACTATTAGATAGATTGGTAGATTACAGTAATAATAATAAATTTGATGAATCTACTAAATTACAGGTAGATTATAGTCGATTAAAAAAGATAGATTTAATTAAACCTTGTCTAAAAAGATATCTGGCAGGACATGTTAAGTCTAAGTTTAGAAAAGTAGAAGCAGACGAATTTATGATTGCAACACTATTGCCTGTACAAAGATTTAAAAAACAATCTGACAATCATGTATTTGGAAAATCAAGGGGAATGATATAATGGACTTTGGAAGTTTCATAGAAGCAGGTACTTCAGCAGTATTAAATGAGATACTGGCGTCAACTCATGATAGTAATGGAATGGCACTTCCTTCAAGATATGAAGTGTTGTTTTTACCACCATCAGGAACTAGAGGTTCAGGTGGTATAGGTGCATCTACTAATTTGTTTTCACAAGTATTAAAGGGTCAAGTTGGTGGACAAGTTACCAAAGATGTATCTTATCAATGTAACTCTATTGAGTTTCCATCTAGAATGATTGAAACTACTGCTGATGAAAATATTTATGGCCCAGCAAGAAAGATTGCACAAGGATATACTTATGCTGATGTTACTGCCAAGTTTTATTGTCATAATGATATGAGAGAAAAGAAGTTTTTTGAAACTTGGCAAAGACTTGCATATAATCCACAAACATTTGCTATGGGTTACTATGATGATTATGTAGGAACAATACAGATATATCAACTAGACCATAAAGGAAATAGAACATATGGTTGTGAGTTAATTGAGTGTTTTCCAAATACCATTGGAGCTCAAGGATTAGATGCTAGTCAGGCAGGCAATATTATGGAAGTGAGTGTAACATTTAGTTATAGATATTGGAAAAACTTAACAGATGAGGCGAGTTTACCTAAACCATTATTAGATAGATTGCAAGGGGTTCTTGCGAATCAAGTAGAAAGAAAATTATTAAGTAAAATACCAAAAGTATTAAGTAGATTATAATAACAGGAGTGAAAAATCATGGCTTTACCAAAACTTGAAACACCAGTTTACACTTTAAATTTACCATCAACAGATGAAGAAATAAAGTACAGACCTTTTTTAGTAAAAGAACAAAAAAGAATAATGATGGCACAAGAATCAGAAAGTGTTACTGAAATAATTGATACTATAAATCAATTAATTTCTGATTGCACTTTTAAAAAATTAGATGCTAATAAAATTGCTATGTTTGATGCAGAGTATATATTTTTACAAGTGAGAAGTAAATCAGTTGGTTCTAAAGTAGAATTAACTATAACTTGTCCAGATGATGAAAAAACAAAAGTGTCACATACTGTTAATTTAGATGAAATTAATGTAGCAATATTTGATGACCATACCAATGAAATACAACTGACAGAAGATATTAAAGTGTTTTTTAAATATCCACTTTTAAGCACTTTTGCCAAATATTCAGGTAAAAGTAATACATCAGATATGATATTCAAATTAATTGAAGAATGTATTGAAGAAGTACATTTTGAAGATGAAATAACTAATAGAGTTGATATGTCAGATAAAGACTTGAATGAGTTTATTGAATCTTTATCAACTGAACAATTTGCAAAGGTGGTAAAGTTTTTTGAAACTATGCCAAGACTTAGACATAAAATAGAGGTAAAAAACCCAAAAACAGAAGTTACTAGTGAAGTTGTGTTAGAGGGTATACAAAGTTTTTTAGTGTAGGGCTCTCACATGAGAGCCTTACTAATTACTATAAAATGAATTTTACACTTATGCAACATCATAAATACTCATTGACAGAGTTAGATAATATGATGCCTTGGGAAAGAGAGATATACGTAGGATTGTTACAAAATCATATTAAAGAAGAAAACGAAAGAATGGATAAGGAAAATAGGAAAAATGGCTGACGATAAAATAAATATAGTAGAAGTAGACCGTTCCACTACAACAGTAGAATCAGGTTCATGGTATAACAACGCTGCCTCTAGTTTTGATAAGTGGCGTGTGTTCCCTAGATTATTAATCTCTCTGTATGGATATTCATTTTACAGAACAACAGAGTGGTTTATGACACTACCTGACCCAACTAACTCACAATCTGCCTTTGTATCAGTAATAGTAGGTGCTGGTGCTGCATGGTTTGGATTATATGTGGGTTCAACGAGTAAAAAATAATGTTTGGATTCGGCAATAAATTTGATAAACAAATGACGACAGCAACAAAGTCCTTTGTCTCTGAGCTGGGTGAGTTAGAAGCAGGGGTAAAAAAATTAAAAAATGTTCAAGACGAAAATGTCAAATTAAATGAAAAACAAAATAAACAACTTAAAGAAGGACTGGGCAGTGGAATCCCAGATAATCTACTGAGCCCAGATGCAGCTGCATCTAGAAGTGAGTTAAAAGGTAATATTGCCTCTACTGAAAAAGATATTAAACAAGGCGGTGAAGATATACAGACGTTAAAAGATTCGGGCCCGAATAATGAAGAATCATTTAAAAAATTGAATGACACTCTATTTAAAATAAGTGATAAAGAATTAGCTAAAAGGCAAGAATTTGATGCAGAAATGAAAAGTCAAAGAGCGTTGCTAGCATCAGCATTAAAAGCCGACCCATCTAAAAAAACAGAAATTGATAAACAAAGTGGATTACTTGATATCAAGCAAGGAAAGGAACAAAAGAGGCGTGACAAGCAACAAACAAGTATATTTAAAAAAGGATTTAAAGGATTGGGTAATAAACTTGGTGAATTAGGAAAAAATCTAAAAGGGAAAGCTGGATTCGCACTAAAAACAGGTTTGTTTATAGCTGCATTTGCTGCTCTTTCTCTATTCTTACAAAGTCCTATGTTTAAAAAAGTTACTAAATTTATATATAGTGATTTAATACCTGCTGTAAAAAGTATATTTAATTCTGTAAAGGGCCCTCTTGGTAAAGCCTTTAATACTTTAAAGGACTTACTTGGAGAAGCTTTCACTTATATAAGTGAAAAAGTCGTGCCTGTTATGATAAAATTATTTAATTTTATTATGAAACCTGGCGGCGTCTTTGATATCATAATACAAGCAATTAAAAATCTTGGAACTTCTTTAGCTGGTGTTTTTGATATTATTGTAGGTCTGTTTACAGGTGATACTGGATTAATGAAAGAAGGTATAGATAAACTTTTTGATGGAGTTGCTAATTTGGTTGGTGATTTATTTTCTTCAATTTTAGGACTACTTGGTTTTAGCGAAGAAACAATCGCTCCAATAAAAGAATTTTTTGGTAATTTCTTTGGTGGTATCATTATCCTAATGAAAGATTATTTTGGTAATATTATTGATGCTTTTGGAAAAATATTTTCTGGTGATATCACAGGTGGTATCATAGATTTATTAATGGCACCATTCAAAATGCTTGGAAGTATTATGATGGTTGGACTTGAAAAACTAATGGATATGATTCTTCACTATGTAAATAAAATCCCCTTTCTTGAATTTGAAAACCCATTTAAATCGTCAGTAACTACACAACTAGAACAAAAGGCAACTGATGAAGAAATAGAAATGAGAAAAGCAGGAATAAGTGCAGCTGGTTATGATTTAGATAAGAAAATTGATAAATCACCATCTTCTGTGGTCCCATTTCAAAGAGATACCACAAAACAAGGTAATAATACAGTTGTTAACAGTACCAATGTGAATAATGGTGGTGATACACATACAGGTATCGTTAATAGAGTGGTGAAAGACCAATCTGCTGAATACGCTCAGGTTATATAAATTATCTAGGGTTTAAATGGTCTTCGGTTAGAATCTTAAATTCCATATTATGGTCTAAACAGAACTCTTTTGCAGAATCCCATTTTGCTTTATTGATACCCCAAGTTTTGACTTTGTTAAGCCAAGCTCCAGTTCTTCGTTTAGGGTGTTTTTCAGGGGGTGAACATTGATGTTTAGGTTTAACTTCAATGACATACTTTTTTATATTACTATTTTTATCACGAACTTTGACATAGAAATCAGGAAAATATCTATGATAACGACCATCCCAAGGCGACACGTAGGGTATCACTATTTCTTCACTACCCCACTCAACAATGGACTTAGTAGTATCACAGTACTTCATCATCTTCAATTCCCATGATGAACGATAAACAATGTCTTTAACATCGCCTTTATACTTGATAGGGTTTTTCGGTTTAAACTTTCCTTTGTATGTCATAATCGTTATAAATAATGTAAACTATATGGAACTATTTAGACATGGCAATTGATGTATTCAAAAGACAAGGCAAATCTGCTGTCACAGGATTACTAGGAAAGAATCTAAGAGGGATTGCCGGCAAAATAGGTAGTGTTATGCGTGGCGAGTCAGGAAGTGAATCTTCTGATACTGCATCAATCAATCGTAGTAAACAATCAACAAAGATGTTGTCATTTCCATTGGATGTGGGCGCTGACCCAGGCATAGGTAATCATGGACATTATATTATGTTTTTTATAAATCAACAAAATCATGCCAAATTAAAGTTTGGAAATGAAGCTGGAGAATCTAGTGGTGGTGAAACAGGAATTGCAAATATGGTTGCTGAAGCAGAGAGAAAGGGAATTAAAGCAATTGATAAAGTTTATGATAGTAAAATTGGTGGATTTATAAGTCAATATATTCCTAATAAAATTGCAAAACATTTTCTAGGTGGACTTACTGATAATGTTATGCAAGCTAAAAGTGGCAAGTCTGGTAAAATAAAAACACAAGTAAAACATCAAAACAAGGAAGCACACAGGACTAACACAACAGTAGCAGTACAAAGAGCTCCAACAACAAGATTAGATACTGCTATCTCTATGTATATGCCAATGTCAGTAAAAGTTAAATATAATGCAAAATTTGGCGACCAAGAAATGGGAGCTATCACAGGTAGTGCAATTGAAATTGCATCTTCTTTAATGGCTAGTGGCAGTGTAAGTGAAAAGCAAATAAACGACCTTGCAAAACTTGGTGGTGGAGCATTAGAAAAAACTACCGTAGGTATGATAGGTAATATACCAGGCTTGGGTGGATTAAAAGAGGCTGTAGAAATGAAAAAAGGTGTCATCTTTGCAGACAGACTTGAATTAGCATTTAAAGGTATAAGTAAAAGGGAGTTTTCATATGATTTTAAAATGATACCTAGAAGTAAAGATGAGGCAGATGAAATAAAAAAAATTATTAATGCGTTTAAATTAAATATGTTACCAGAGTTTGCAGATGGTAATCGTGCTGGAAGAAGTATGACTATACCAAATACATTTGATATACAATACATGTATCAAAATGCTGAAAATAACTATTTACATAAAATATCAACTTGTTATTTAGAGAATATGGATGTTTCGTATGGTGGTTCAAGATACAAAACATTTGATGGTAATGAAGACGGCGCTCCACCTGTTGAAACATCTATATCATTATCATTTAAAGAAATAGAACTAATCACAAGAGAAAGAGCACAAGAGGGTTTCTAATATGTATTTTGATAATTTTCCAACCATACCATATGATTCAGAAGGCAACGGCAAGTTTAAAGATGTTAAAAATCTACTCAGACGTGTAGGTATCAGAGCAAAAATAAAAACTAATACCATGTTGTTTGATACATATGATGTTAAAAATGGTGAATCACCAGAATCTATTGCGTTTAAATTATATAATGATTCAGAGTTACATTGGGTTATCATGATGATTAATAATATTACAGATAGATATCATGATTGGCCTATGTCAGAGGCTCAGTTCTTACAATTCATAAATGACAAATATAGTAATGTTGATGCAATACACCACTATGAAATACCACAATCATCTGGTGATACATCTAAAAAAATTAACATTGGTACAACTAATTCAGATTATCCAACAGCAACTGCAATTACTAATTATGAACATGAACAAGAACAACAAGATATAAAAAGAAAAATAAGATTATTAGACCCTAGTTATCTAGACGATTTTGTAGAAGAATTTAAATTACTAATTAGAGAATCAACCATATAATGTTTAGTGGTATTAACTTTGCCGGCGAGTTCAATATACAGGAACTCAAATTATTTACATCATCAGGAAATGTAATTGATTTGTCTGGTTCTTATATAACAATGAACATTTACGAAGATATATTCTCACCTTGTTTGACAGGTGATATTACCGTTGTTGATACAAATGCTATTATTATGAATGCTCCTATTACAGGACAAGATTATCTTTCTTTTAAAATAACAACACCTAGTATAGAGAAAAAAGCAATAGATTTTACAGAAACAGTAATGTCAGTTTACAGAATTGATACAAGAATATCGCCATCTACAGGTTCAGAAGTTTTCGTATTACATTTTTCTTCACCTGAAGGTTTAAGAGATAGTCGTGTTAGAGTTTCAAAAAGTTACGCAAACAGTATAGATGTTATTGTTGAGGATTTATTAACTAGTAAATTTTATATCAATTCTCAAAAAGATTTATTTATTGAACCAACTACAGGTATAAGAAAAATAGTTGCACCAAATCATCATCCGTTTAAATTAATTAATCATCTTAAAAGAGAAACAATATCAGAGAATAATGGTTCACCGAACTTTTTATTTTTTGAAAATCTTTATGGAATACACTTTAGAAGTTTAGATAGCTTGTATGCACAGAAAGATATTGGTCAATTTCACTCTGGCGACATAGGAACAATAGATTTTCAAAAAGGTGGTGTTACTAATGTTGCATATGATTTACAACGAGTGATAGATTATCAATTCAATGCTAATAATGACACACTTAGAAATATACGAGGTGGTATGTTGGGCTCAAATATGTTAACTCACGACATATTCAGTAAAAGTTACACATCTACAACTTTTGATTACATGGACAACTTTAATGATTATAAAAGAGTAAATTATGATAATAAAGATAAAGATAATCCAATATACAATGATGTTCCTTTAGATGAGTTTGATAATACTATTAGTGAATTTGATGCATCTAGAATACATTTACATCCAACGTCAACTAATAATGGTAAAGATGCTCAACACTACGGAGATGTTTTATCTGCCACAAGAAACATATACAGTCCAAATAATATAGATAAAACACATTTATCCAGACAATCAAAATATATGGAATTGAATAGTGGGTCAAGTATCACTATAGAAATAAATGGTACAACTACTATATCTGCTGGTAATATGATAGAGTTTAACATGCCAATTAGTGGAACACAACATGGGGATGATAAAATAGATAAATACTTTTCAGGGAGATACTTAATACAAGCTAGTAGACATATGTTTGACCAATCAACAAAAAAACACACAATACTAATGACCATAGTAAAAGATTCACTCAACGAAAAACTACCAAAAAATGACATAGCAATAGAACCTAAAGGTAAAAAAGGTATTGTTGTTAATAATTTTTATTCATAGGGGGGTAAACTATAGTAAACTTACATCATGCTTAATTAACCAACAATTTGGAGTTTAACAATGACAAACAAAGCTAAAAATAAAATTAAGAACATGAACTTTCTGACTCAACCGAGAACAAGGGAAAGAACAATTGACCTAAATAAAACAAAGGAAAACTATAGAAAAGACAATGAAAAGTTACCAACAATTACAAGAGGGTCTGTACGACCCCAACATATTTAAAGCATTCTTTTTAGCAGGTGGGCCTGGTAGTGGAAAGTCATATGTGGTGAAAAAATCTACAGGTGGTTCAGGTTTAAAAATAGTCAACTCAGATGATATCTTTGAGAAACTTCTCAAACAGGCGAACTTGAGCTTAAAAATGCCAGATAATGAATTGGTAGCAAGAGATAAAGAAAGAGATAGAGCAAAAGTAATAACTGACAAAAGAAGGGATAATTATATTGACGGTCGTTTAGGATTAGTGATAGACGGCACAGGAAAAGACTACAATAAAATCACATCCCAAGCAAGTTATCTAAAAACATTAGGTTATGATGTCTATATGG